ATCATATTCTTTTTTATCATAATCAATATCGCTTTCACTTTCCCAGTATAAACAACATTTTTCACTAACTACTTTTAAAATTGCTTTCACTATTGCAAATTCACTATCTGTCATATTTATCATTGTTCAACCTCCAGTTGTTAGCTTAATTAAAAGCTAGGTTTATATTATCTAGATTAATTAAAATCTAGGGTTACAAGCTATGGTTGTATCTAGCATTTTTAGATTTACCACCTTGAATTGATTGGTTAATTCTATTATAAATGCTCGACTTGACTGGCTTGTAATATTTTTGAAATATCAAAGAATTATTATTTAAATCTTTTAAGGCTCGAGATTTATATCTTCTAAATTCTCTGTTGTTTTGAATTCCGAAAGCTTTGTAATTATGCTTTGTTATTTCAAATGTTATTTTTGTTTTCATAAATAAACTTATAATTTAGATACAAAATAAAAGATATAAAATAATTATTTTTATTGCTTAAATAAGCATTGATAATAGGGCTTAATTTGGGTGTGGCGATAATGCACAGGGGAACAAAGCAAGAACATTAGATATTTCTTGCCAAAATAAAACAAATCAAAAAGAATTTATAAAAGTTTTTATAAAATAATATTGCTTAAATATTAAATATAATTTGTAAAAATAACCTAAAATCTAGGTCAAGCGATTAGAAATTGTCAAGCTATATCGTATATATAATTTATATATATTTATTATAAGTATCTAGTTGGAGGTTTTAAAAAGCTATAGACCGACCCCCCACTTCAAAAATTCTTGAGGGTTATAGCTTGAGATATGGCAATACTTTTAATGGTATTGAAATATTGTTTTAAGTGTTGGTATGATTGAGATTTCTATAGATTGTGTGAGGGTTATTTCTTATAAATTATATAAGCTTTATAATCTTTATATCTTTGTAAACTAGTAAAGATATTTGAAGATAATTAGTTATATTTTTTATATATAGTTATTATATATATTATTGGTGTTGCTAATTAGAATCATTATAGGGTACATATGTGCCATGGGGGGTGGTGGGGGTATATATATACTGCTTATACAAAATGAACAGCTTTAGGTGTAAACTAGATAGACTCGCCCTGCTTTAATGATTAACTAAGAGACTTGCTATATTGCTGGACTGTGCCAGATAGACTTATATGCTTGACCCTCTGGAGAGGCTACATATATATTATACTATGTGTTCTGCATTTGTCAACTCTAAATTAAAATAAATATTATAATGTTGTCAACTAGATGTAAACTTGTTATAATGAATACATGAACAATAACTTTCTACCAACTAACTCAGATAATAAACAAAGAAAACTAACAGACCAACAGCAAAGCTTTCTAACAGCCCTCGGTGGTGTTGCTAAAGGTGATATAAACCTAGCTCTACGAGAAGCAGGGTATGCTGACAGCTCAAAGTCTAATGTTGTTGATTCCCTAAAGGATGAGATTGTAGATGTCGCCACAAAGATTCTAGCAAAGTCAGCTCCAAGAGCTAGTCAGAAACTAGTGGAGATATTAGAAAGTGATGACCCTATACCACAAGTTAATGCTAAACTACAAGCAGCTCAAACATTGTTGGATAGAGTAGGTATTGCAAAACGAGATAAGCTTGATGTAACGCATACAGCAGCATCAGGAATATTCATTATACCTGCTAAAGAAAAATTAATAGATGCTAATGCAGAGGATGTTGAAATAGATGATGAAGAGAAATAGTTCGACTATTCCTTTTGGTTATAAGTTAGGTGAAGATAATAAAACACTAGAGATTGTTGATAAAGAAGTATCAGCATTAAAAGAAATGAAAGATGGTGTTAAAGCAGGTGCTTTTAGTTTACGAGGAGCAGTTGAAATATTAGAACATCAAACAGGCAGGAAGTTATCAGCTATGGGTTTAAAGAAAATCATAGACAAAGATAAACCAGAGCCAGTAATACAACTAAAAGGTTTGTTAAGTAAGAATGACTGACGAGAAACCAAAGAGACAATATAACTATAGCATGGCTCATAAAGCTAAACTTGCTTCAAGAAAAGCAGTTAAGGCTAGAGAGAAAGAAATAGCTAGATTAAAAAAGAACTTGGAGAATAAGACAAGAAGACTTCGAGATAAAAAAGAAACTCTAAAGGTTGTACAAAATGCAGAAACAAATAAAGAAACGAAGAAAGGTTTGGTTATCGAAGAAGACAGGCTTGATACCTTACCTAGTCCTGTTAAAAAACTCATTGAAGAAGAAAAAGAAAGAATAGTATTTAAACCTAATGAAGGTCCACAAACAGATTTTCTAGCAGCACCTGAACAAGATGTATTATATGGTGGTTCTGCTGGAGGTGGTAAATCGTATGCTATGTTAGTAGACCCCTTACGATTTATGCACATTAAAGAACATAGAGCATTACTGTTAAGAAAGTCAATGCCAGAATTAAGAGAACTAATAGATAAGTCTAGAGAGTTGTACCCTAAAGCTTTTAAGGGTGCTAAGTTTAGAGAAGTCGAAAAGATATGGAGATTCCCTTCAGGAGCTTCATTGGAGTTTGGTTACCTTGATAGAGATGCTGATGTTTATAGATACCAAGGACAATCATATACCTGGATAGGTATTGATGAGTTAACTCAGTATCCAACAGAGTTCCCACTCCAATACTTGCAATCACGATTGAGAACAACTAATAATGCAATACAATGCTACATTCGGTGTACTGCAAACCCTGGAGGAGTTGGAGGAAACTGGGTTAAGAAAAGGTATCTAGACCCAGCTCCACCAAATGAAAGTTTTACAGGACAAGATAAAATAACAAGAAAATTTATACCAGCTAGATTAGAAGATAACCCTTATCTATCTGAAGATGGTAAGTATGAGCAGATGCTACAATCATTACCTGCTGTACAAAGAAAACAATTACTAGAAGGTAACTGGGATGTTTCTGAAGGTGCAGCATTCACAGAGTTTGATTATGATAATCATGTAGTTGAACCTTTTGATTTACCTAGGCATTGGGTTCGAGTAAAAGGAATTGACTATGGTTATGCAGCAGAATCTGCAGTAGTGTGGGGTTGTGTTGACCCTACAGATGAAACATTAATTATTTATAGAGAACTATATCAAAAAGGTTTAACAGGCGAAGATTTAGCTACTAGAATCTTTGAGTTTGAGAAAGAGGATAGGTTGTCTGTAAGTGGTGTGTTAGATGGAGCTGCGTGGGCAAGGACAGGTGCTACTGGTCCAACTGTAGGGGAAGTACTATCCAAGGCAGGACATAAGCTTAGAAGGGCTGACAAGAACAGAATTCAAGGCAAGATACAAATACATGAAAGATTAAAACTAAATGACAAAGGTCGACCTAAGCTTCAGATATTTAAATCTTGCCCAAACCTAATTAGAGAAATACAATCTATACCTATTGACCCTAGCAGACCAGAGGATGTAGATACAAAAGCATCAGACCATGCTTATGATGCTCTAAGATATTTAGTTATGTCTAGACCTAGAGCAACTTCAGTATGGGAAGAAATGTCAAACAAAAAAAGATGGACACCATCAGACCCAACATTTGGATACTAAATAATATGATAGATAAAGAACTAAAAGAAACAATAATTAAAAGTTTACTAAGACACGCAGAAGGACACATAGAAAAACATTGTGCTAATATAGAAATATATTTAACCAATCCTGCAGGTATAGGAGAACATTCAGATATACTAGAAGCTATTCAAAAAGAATTAGCTATCATTGCTCAATATGAAGATGAAATAAATATATTAAGAAAATATTTTAATTAATGCCTTTGTATACTTTTAAAAATACTAAAACAGATAAAGAATATGATGAGGTTATGACATATGAAGAACTTCAAGAATATTTAAAACAAGAGCATATACATCAAGTATTTAAAATAAACATATATAAATACTCAGATGGTGGTGGAATTAAAGACCAGTTTACTGATTGGGCTAAAGATAGCAATGTATCAGGCAAAGGTAGCTTTGACCCTTATGGAAAAGGTAAGAAAGGATTTAGTAAATTAAAACAACAACAACAGGAGGAGAAGAAGGGTAATGGTTAAAAAGAAAATTAAAATAAATACTAAAGCTGTAAGAGAAATAGATAAATATCCTTTAGTTTCTGTATATTGGCTTGATATTTGCTCTGATAGTTCCTGGCAATCTATTGATGGTTGTAAAAAAGCAAAGCTTCCTATTTGTGTTACTAAAGGTCATTTATTAACTCAAGCTAAAGGAGTGACTAGAATATTTGGAGATTATTCACTAGCTGATGAGGAGTCAGGTAAAATTGAAGAGATTGGAAATAGCACGATTATACCTAATAGTGTTATCGTGGAAATTAAGAAAATAGTTGACAAAGGGTAATAATAAGTGTATTATTATATTACTGCACAAATAATTTAAGGAATTATATATGGCTACCTACGACCAGATTAGAGAAGATACAAATCCATCTATGGATGAAGCAAAAGAAGATGAAACTATTTCTAATCTTGTTACTAAGATAAACTCTAGATTTCAACAATGTGAAACTACTAGAGAAGATGATGAAGATAGATGGTTACAAGCTTTCCATAATTATCGAGGAAGATATTTTAAGAATGTAGCTTTTAGAGACCATGAGAAATCTAGAGTCTTTGTTAAAGTTACTAAGACAAAAGTACTAGCAGCATATGGTCAATTGATTGATGTACTGTTTGGTGCAAATAAATTTCCATTAACTATTCAAGAAACTAGAGTACCTGAAGGTATAGATGAGTATGCTCATTTAAATCCATTAAAAGAACAAATGGGTATGAATGAAAATGAACAACCTATTCCAGGTATTGAAGGTAATATGGAGTATACTCCTGGTGAACCTATGATGCAAGAATCAAATGGTGGTTTAGGTTTTCCTGGTGATGGAACTGAGTTAGCTCCTGGTGCAACTTTCGGTTCATTAAATAATGATGCTAACTTAGGTTCTTTAGAAAAAGAATACGAAGAAGCAGATTTAACTTCTGGACCAGCTCCAACTCCTGAGATGCCTCAGATTAAACCTGCACAAATAGCAGCAAGAAGATTAGAGAAATTAATCTTAGACCAAATAGAAGAATCAAATGGTAGTATAGAATTAAGAAGTGCAATCTTTGAAGCTTGTCTACTTGGAACAGGAATTGTTAAAGGACCTTTTACTTACAATAAAACTTTACATAAATATACTGATACTGGTAATGGTAGAGAATATACACCTCAAACTGTTAAAGTTCCTAAAATGGAATTCGTTAGTATATGGGATTTCTATCCAGACCCTAATGCTAGAAATATGGAAGAAGCAGAATTTGTAATTCAAAGACATAGATTAAATAGAAACCAAGTTTTAGATTTAGCTAACAGACCTTTTTTTGACAAACAAGCAATACTTGAATGTTTAAGAATGGGTGCTAAGTATCAGAAGAAATCTTGGGAAACAGATATAGATTTAGAAAAAAGTCAATACCCTGATATTGAAGCAAATAGATTTGAAGTAATAGAATACTGGGGAACAATAGATGCAATGAGTGCTAGAGAAGAAGGTCTAGAACTAGATGAATCTATTGATGACATGGAAGAAGTTCAAGTTAATGTTTGGATGATTAGAGATAAAGTAATTAGAATTGTTCAAAATCCATTTAAACCTTTTAGAACTCCTTATCAATCTTTTGTATATGAAAAGAATCCATATGCATTTTTTGGTATTGGTGTTCCAGAAAATATGGATGATGCACAACAAATTATGAATGGTCATGCAAGAATGGCAATTGATAATTTAGCATTAGCAGGTAATTTAGTTTTTGATATTGATGAATCAGCATTAGCTTCTAATCAAACTATGGAAGTATTTCCTGGTAAGATTTTTAAAAGACAAGCAGGTTCACCTGGACAATCTATTTATGGTTTAAAGTTTCCAAATACTGCAAATGAAAATATGCAAATGTTTGATAAGTTTAGACAACTAGCAGATGAATCTACAGGGATACCATCTTATTCACATGGACAAACAGGTGTTCAATCTATGACAAGAACAGCATCTGGTATGTCAATGCTTATGGGTGCAGCATCATTAAATATTAAAACAGTTATTAAGAATATTGATGACCAATTAATTAAACCTTTAGGTGAAGCATTATTCCAATGGAATATGCAATTCTATGAAGGTGACTTACCTATACATGGTGACTTAGAAATTAAAGCAACAGGTTCTTCTAGTTTGATGAAGAAAGAAGTTAGAAGTCAAAGACTAACTATGTTCTTACAAACTGTACAGAATCCTGCTATTGCTCCATTTGTAAGAATGTCAGAAGTAATAAAAGAATTAGCTCACTCTTTAGATTTAGACCCAGCAGAAATTTTAAATACTAAAGACGAAGCAGAAATCTACGCAAAAATAATAGGACAACAAAATGCTAACAAAGGAACTAGCCCAGAAGCTTCTATACCTGGTGAACTCGGAGCAATGGGTAGTGATGGAGGAGTACCTCCAGAAACTCCAGGAGCAAACAACCCTGGAAATGGCGAAAGCCCAATCGGACCTGGTAATTCACCAATGCCAGGGGAGATGGAATTTACTGGACAAGTTGAAGAACCTGCCCAATAATGTAAGAGATATAGTAAAATAATATTAGTGTTGACTAATATAATTAATATTGCTATAATTAAGCAAGGAGTAAAATGAAAAAAATAAAAGCAAAGAAAATGGCAACAGGTGGATTAATGTCAATGCCACCTTTTATTGCAAAGCAAGATGAAGAAGAACAAGGTATTACACCTTATGATGTAAATACTCCTCGTTCAGCTAGAGGAGGATTACCTTCTAGAGCAATGGACAAAACAAGAACAAGATTTAGTAGAGGAGATGTTGCTGATAAAGATTCTACTAAAATTAATCCTGAAGCTAAAAAAAATATTGATAATTATTTAGCTAGTTCTAATATGGCTACTAAAAGAAAAAGAGCAGTTGAAAAAGCTGTAGAAGATGCTGTAATTAAAATGGATGTAATGGAAGGAAAAATAGCTTCAGAAGAAGAAATTAAAGATATTATTAAATTTTATGAAAATAAAATTAGAGGAAGAGCTGAAGGTGGTTTAATGCAAAGAGCAAAGTTTAATAAAGGAGATTTATCTACTAAAGAAATAATTGAAATGAGAAAAATGGAACAACTTGAAGCTATGCAAGATTCAGGTTTACCTTTAACTGATGACCAAGAAAAACAATTAGAAGAATATAAAGCATCTAAAAATATTAAAGCACAACAAATGGCATTAGGTGGAATGGTTGGAGTTGAAAGAGGTAAGTACGACCAACGACCAGATTATCAAGCTTATGCTGAAGGTGATATGGTAGAAGATGAAACAAATCAAATGCCTGAAGATGAAATGCCAGTTATGCAAGAATTAGAAACTGAAGAAGAATCTTTATTACAACCAATGGGTATGAATGATGAAATGCCTATGGATGATGAAGAAGATATTACTGATGAAGACTTAGAAGGTATGGATGCTATTATTGATACTTCAGCTTTATCAGATGAAGAAGAAAATCTTTTAGATGAAGCAATTGATATGCATCCAGAACTAGAAGCTATTATTCCTAAATTAGTAGCAACAGAATTTACAGATGATGGAGAAGTAGAAGGACCAGGTACAGGAACTTCAGACTCTATCCCAGCACTTTTATCAGATGGTGAATTTGTATTTACAGCCAAAGCAGTTAAGAATATTGGTGTAGACAAATTAAGAAAGATGATGAAACAAGCAGAAGAATCTTATGATGCTGGTAATCAATCTCAAGAAGAAGAAGAGATAGTATAAAAAATTTATAGAGAAAGGTAACTCTATGGATAGACAAGCTACCTTATAATAATTATATTATAAGCCCTTGTAGTTTCGTTTTAAACAAAACACCTGCCTTAGCTACCTTCAGTTAAGAAGCCCTAAAGGAGGACACGATGAGTAATAAAAACGAAGAAGGAAGACAAGAAGCCGAAGCGAACCCTTACAACAGAAAAAAATCTTGGCATACAGATAATGCTATGCCACAAGATAGAACCTCTGCTGATGAAGGTTTGTTTGTGCCAAACCCTGAAAGTAATCAAGGTTTATCAGATGCTACTGCCAATGGCAACCCAGATGATAATGCTGAGAATACTGATGCAACAATGGATAAGGTTCAAGAGTCTGCATTAAATGTAGAAGCTAACCCTTATACAAAAGTTGATTATAAGAAAAGATATGACGACCTAAAACGATATTATGATAGGAAGTTAGGTGAATGGAACAGCAAGGAAAGTGACCTTAAAGTTCAACTTAAAGAGAACAGACCTGTTTACCAACCACCAAAATCGAAAGAAGAGCTTGAAGCTTTTAAAAACGATTATCCTGACATTTATGGAGTTGTGGAAACTGTATCTCACTTACAATCGCAAAATGAAGTTAAGTCGTTACAAGACGAGTTAGAAGGTTTAAAGAAAGCAAATACTACTTTACAACAAAAGGAAGCTGCACTTGAACTTTCAAAATATCATCCTGACTTTGAAGAAATAAAAGAGTCTGATGATTTTCATAACTGGGCAGATACTCAGCCAATGGAAATTAAAAACTGGATATATGAAAACAACTCTAATGGAGCATTAGCTGCACGAGCAATTGACTTGTATAAGAAGGACCGAGGACTTGGACTTGATAAAAAAACTACGAAGAAACAACCGAGGAATGAAGGTGCAGACTTGTTGGTTAAAACTAACGAACAAACTCAAGTACCTGAATCTAACGAACCTTTCTTCAAAAGGTCTGATATAAAAAAATTATCAGATGAAGAGTTTATGAAATATGAAAAAGATATTTTAAAAGCTCAAAGGGAAGGTAGAATTATAGATTAATTCTATTTTCATTTTTATCAACAACTAAACAAAGGAGTAACTACAATGGCTAAATTCCAAGGTGGTTCAACAACTAACTTTCTTACTAGTGTTTCAGGTCAAACTAATGGTTTTTTCATTCCTGAAATCTATTCAAAGAAAGTACAAATAGCTCTAAGAAAAGCTGCAGTAGCAGAAGCAGTATGTAACACAGATTACATGGGAGAAATCTCATCTTTCGGTGATACTGTTAACATTATCAAAGAGCCTCAAATTGCAGTAGCAGACTATACAAGAGGTCTGGCTGTAGTATCAACTGCTTTAACTGACCAAGAACTTGTTCTAACTATAGACCAAGCTAAATCTTTTTCATTTAAAATTGATGACTTAGAGAAGAGATTCTCTCATGTCAACTTCCAAGCTATAGCTGCAGACAATGCTGCTTATGCTTTGAGAGATGCAATGGATACTAACATCCTAGCAGCTATTTCTGATGCATCAACTGAAAACACAGGAACATCTCTTGGTATGGGAACAATTGCAGCTCCGATTGATATCGGATTTGCTACAGGTGAAGTAGACCCTCTAAATCAAATGGCACTTGCTGCTAAAAATTTAGATGAAGCTAACGCACCTGAAGATGGAAGATGGTTAGTCGCTGCACCTGAATGGTACAATCAACTTTCCAACTCTGCATCTAAACTTTTATCAGTAGATTTTAATGCTGGTCAAGGTTCAATCAGAAATGGTTTAGTAGCATCTGGATTACTTAGAGGTTTCCAAATGTACAAATCAAACAACCTACCAACTAATACTGTAGCTAGTGCAACTAGACCTGAAGTTTTATTCGGTCATATGAGTTCAACTGCTGCTGCGTCAGCAATGAACAAAGTAGAAACTGTTAGAGATACAGGTACATTCTCAGATATCGTTAGAGGTTTAATGGTATGGGGAAGAAAAGTATTAAGACCAGAAGTAACTGGTAAAATTATCTATAAAATAGATTAATTTTTAATACACTATTGGGTGGGGGTAGTAATATCCCCATCCTCTTATTAGGAAAATAATTATGATAAATAAAATTAAAACACAATTAAAATGGTTACTAGATGAAGCTAAACATTTTTGGATGTTTCATAGAAAACTTTCATTAGGTATTATAGCAATTCTTGTAATTTTATGGATATTAATATAAGGAGATTATAATATGCCAATGAAAAAAGCAATGCCTGGTGGAAAAATAGTAAACAAAGGTAAATATAAACATGGTGGAAAAGTTCACCGAAATAAAAAAGGTCATGGTGGTATAATGACTATTACTATTCAAAAAAGTAAAAATAGTAATAAAAAGAAATAAAAATTAATATGGGTATAATGTCTTCACCTGCATGGACTCGTAAAGAAGGAAAAAATCCTAAAGGTGGACTTAATGCTAAAGGTAGAGCTTCTTACAATAAAGGTAAAACTAAAACTGGTAAGAAAAGAAAACTTAAAGCACCAAGTAAAGTAGTAGGTAATAAAAGAAGAAAGAGTTTTTGTGCAAGGATGAAAGGAATGAAGAAAAAACTTACATCTAAAAAAACTGCAAGAGACCCTAATTCAAGAATTAATAAAGCACTAAGAGCATGGAACTGTTAAATGGCTAAAACTTACTTATCAATGACAAATGAATTACTGGTTGAAATAAATGAACCAGAATTAACAACAGTATCAGGAGCATTAGGTGTACAAAAGTTTGTATCTAATTGTGTTAATAGAGCTTACTTTGATATAGTAGATTCAGTAGATGAATGGTCTTGGTTAAATACTGCAGCACCTCAAAATGAATATTATGGTAATACTTTTGTAGAAACAGTTGCAGGTACAAGATGGTATCTTTTAAAAGCAGGTTCAACTGATATAGATACAGATTATGATTCAGTTAACTGGGATGGTTTTACTTTAACAGAAGAAGGTGTTAGTGGAAAGACTGCTCCTTTTTCAATTAATAAATTAGGTTTTTCTACTTTATCAGATTGGAGAAATAATTATGCTGCTAATGAAGAAGCTAATAAAGCTAACTCACAAACTTATGGAAAACCTTTAAGAGTAATAAGAAGTTCTGATGGTAGAAGATTTGGATTATCGCCAATACCAGATGAAGTTTATAGAATTTATTTCTTTGCTTATAATAGACCAACTGCATTAACTAACGATACAGATAAAGTATTATTTCCAGAACAATACAAACCAGTTTTACTAGCAAGAGCTAGATATTATATTTATCAATTTAAAGATAATATTGCACAATCGCAATTAGCTTTAGATGAATATAAAAAAGGATTAAAAAGTATGGCTGACCAATTAAACTCTCCTCAACCAGAGTATATGTCAGATGTTAGATTTACATATTTATATTAAGGATAAACTATGCCAACTCAAGGAGCTTCAATTACAGTACAAGGTGGCTTGGATTTAATTTCAAGTTCTCATGCTTTATTTAGAACTCCAGGAGCTGCAACTAAATTACAAAATTTTGAATCATCTACTACAGGTGGTTATAGAAGAGTTAATGGTTATACAAAATTTGGTGGTAATAGTGCTGTTGTTCCAAGTGGTACTTCAACAGATGCAATGCATGGTCTTACCAATTATGCTGATGGAGTAATAGTTGCTCAAGCAGATGATTTATATTTTAGTTTATCAGGAACATCATATGTTCATATAAATAAAAATACATTTACAGCAGGACCAGGAACAGTTTCTATTAGTAATAATTCAGCAACAGTTACAGGAACAAATACAACATTTACTTCATCTTTTAATCTTAATGATGATATTAAAATAGATGGAAAAATTTATAAAGTATTATCTATTACTAGTAATACTGTATTAACATTAGATAGAGTTGCTGATACAGCAAGTACTCAAAATGGATTAAGTTATTTTATAGGTGGTATCTCTGCATCTAGTTTAGCTGCTGCAACAACTATCAATAGAACTAGTCAATCAAATGTTAAATTTATAAACTTTGAATCTACAGGTGGTCAAAATGGTACTATCTATGGTGTAGATGGAGCAAACAAAATCTTTGAATTTTTTATAGCTGATAATAGTAAATATCATTTTCAAGAAATAGAAAGGTCTGCTCCAGTAGGTTGTTCTTTAATAGAAAGATATGCTGAAAGAATTATTGTAGCTGGTCAAACAGCTAGTCCTAGTACAGTATTTTATAGTACTAGATTAAAACCTTATGACTTTGAAGGTTCTTCTGCTGGTTCAATTGATGTAGGAGATATAATAACAGGTATTAAAGTATTTAGAAATTCATTAATTATATTTTGTAAAAATAGCATATATGAGTTGACAAACCTTGATTCTACTCCTATAATTAAATCAGTAACTAAAAATATAGGTTGTGTAAGTGGTAACTCTATTCAGGAGATAGGTGGAGATTTAATCTTCTTAGCACCTGATGGATTAAGAACAGTTGCTGGTACAGCTAGAATTGATGATGTTGAATTAGGTTCTATCAGTAGAAAAATTTTACCTTTAGTTAATGAACTATTAAATAATTTTGCTGCGTTTACAATATCTAGTATTGTAATTAGAGAACGAAGTCAGTATAGATTATTTTACTATAGAACAGGTGAAGCTGATTCTGGTCAAAGAGGAATTATTGGAACATTTAAATATAGTTCTGAAGGTATTCCTGCTTTTGAATGGAGTCAAACAAAAGGGATACCTGTAAAATTTTGTACTTCTAATTTAAATAGTACAGGTACAGAAGTAATTTTTCATTCAGATGAATCAGGATTTGTTTATCAACATGATATTGGTACGAGTTTTAATGGAAGCAATGTAGTAGCAGAATTTCAAACACCAGATATGGATTATGGTGATAATGGTTTAAGAAAAAGTTTATATAAAGTAAAAGTTAATATTGAACCTGAAGGAATTCAAAACGATTTAAATTTAAGAATTAGATATGATTTTGAAAACTCTGAAGTTCCACAACCTGGTAACTTTAATGTTGGACAATTATCTGCACCTTCATTATTTGGGTCAGCAATTTTTGGTACATCAATATTTGGTACAGCAACACTACCAAGTAAAAGTGTATTAGTAACTGGAAGTGGTTTTTCTAATAACTTTAAATTTTTTAGTAATGATACTAATGCTCCATATTCAGTAAATGGAATGTTTGTTTCGTTTATAGCAGGAGGAAGAAGATAAATTATGGCAGGATATACTAGACAGAGTTCATTAAATAATGGTGATACTATAACAGCATCTTTATTTAATAATGAATACAATCAACTTTTAGCAGCATTTAATAATACTACAGGACATAAACATGATGGTACTGTTGCAGAAGGTCCAGTTATTGCATTAATTGGAGACCCTGGTTTAACAACTCCTTTAAATAAAATTTTAATTGATAGTACTAATGACTTAATTGAATTTTCAATTGATGTTAGTGGTACATCAACAGAACAATTTAGATTACAAGATGGTGCAATTATACCAACAACAGATAATGATATTGATTTAGGAACATCTTCATTAGAATTTAAAGATGCTTTCTTTGATGGTACAGTTACACTAGATGGTTTAGTAATTGGTTCAGCTACTTCTATTACAGATATAGATATAGATTTAAATGCAGTATCAGGAAGTGATGATACATTAGCTAGTGCAAAAGCTATTAAGACTTATGTAGATGCACAAGTAACAGCAAGTGATTTAGATTTCTCTGGTGATGCTGGTGGTTCTCAAGCAGTTGATTTAGATTCACAATCATTAACATTAACTGGTGGAACTGGTATTGATACAACAGGTTCTGCACAGACTATGACTTTTGCAATTGATAATACAGTTGCAACCTTAACAGATACTCAAACACTATCAGCTAAAACTTTAACAAGTCCAGTTATTAATACTGGAATTAGTGGTTCTGCATTTTTAGATGAAGATAATATGGCATCTAATTCTGCAACTAAACTTGCATCTCAACAATCTATCAAAGCATATGTTGATTCAACAGTAACAGCTCAAGATTTAGATTTTCAAGGTGATACAGGTGGTGCATTAAATATTGATTTAGATTCAGAAACTTTAACACTAGCTGGTGGTACAGGTATAGATACTACTGGAGCTGGTAATGGTGTTACATTTGCAATAGATTCAACAGTTGCAACACTTACTGGAAGTCAAACACTTACAAATAAAATTTTAACTAGTCCAGTATTAAATAGTACAATTTCTGGTACATCTATTAAAGATGAAGATAATATGTCTTCAGACTCAGCTAGTCATTTAGCTACTCAACAATCTATCAAAGCATATGTAGATACACAAGTAGCTACAGTTCCAGTAGGAGATATTACTTCAGTTGTAGCAGGTGCTGGTATGACAGGGGGAGGAACATCAGGCGATGTAACTTTAGATGTTGTAGGTGGTACAGGTATTGATGCAAATGCTAATGATATTGCAATTGATAGTACTGTAGCAACTTTAACAGGAACACAAACTTTAACAAACAAAAGTATAGATTCAGATAATAATACTATTACTAATATAGTTAATGCTGATATTAAAGCAGCAGCAGCTATAGATGCTACTAAAATAGCTAATGGTAATGTTTCTAATACAGAGTTTCAATATTTAGATGGAGTAACTTCAGCTATTCAAACACAGTTAAATACTAAAGCTACTGCAGGATTTGCTGTAGCGATGGCAATTGCACTTTAGTGTTGACTTCTAAGGAAGTTACCTATATAATAAACAACAAGGAGAAAATATAAAAATGGCACAGGATTTTGAATCAACAGGTACTCAAATCACAAATTCTGAAACTGTTTTATTAACTGCAAATTCTGATGATGCAATCATTGGTTTAAGATTAGCTAATATTACAGCAAGTTCAGTAACTGTAGATATATACATTGATAAAGGTGGAGCAGGAACTGATAGATACATTGCAAAAACTTTAAGTATTCCACCATCAAGTTCAATTGAATTAATTCAAGGTGGAGCTAAAATAGTTTTACAAAATGCAGATGTACTATATGGTGTAGCTAGTGCTGCATCAAGTGTAGATGCATGGTTAAGTAGAGTTGATAGTATTAGTACATAATAATAGGAAACAATATGTCAGACGTTAATGGAACAGTATATGTAGGTGATATACCTGCATCAGAAAATATTTATCATCATGCAGAAGTGCTAGATAAGAAAATGCAAATTGAATCTGCAGTCCTTGCAGGTCCAATAACTTTTACAGAAACAGTTGTAGTAACAGGAACATTGGTAATTATATAATGAGTCAAGTAGAAGTAGATAAAGTAATACCACAATCTGGAACGACATTAACTATAGGTGATAGTGGTGATACTATTAATTTAGTTGGTACATTACAAAGTAATGGCTCACCTTTACCAGGAGATATTAGTTCAGTTGTAGCTGGAACAGGTTTATCTGGTGGTGGAACAACAGGTGCTGTAACTTTAAACATAGATTCAGCTCAACCAACGATTACTTCAACAGGCACACTAACAGGTTTTACATCTACAGGTATAGATGATAATGCTTCGGGAACATCATTGACAATCGCATCTGATGGAAGAACTACATTAGACGCAACAAACGAAAAAGCTTTTGTTGTTCATCACTCTGATGGAAGCAATGTTAGAATTGGTATGAATAACAATACTACTAACTCTAACGAAATAGCTTACGAAGGTACAGATTTTGTAATTAAACCTGGTGGCACAGAAAAAGCTAGATTAACTTCTACTGGATTAGGTATTGGACACACATCTCCATCTTGTGAATTAGATATTAGAAATTCATCTACTCATGTTATTCAAAGATTAGTTAGTGCTAATGGCTCAAGAGCTATTATACAAATGGGTGATGCTTCTGATGCAGCAAAAGGTGGAATAGAATTTGATAGCTCTGATAATTCAATGCAATTTAATGGTTATGATAATGTAGAGAGAGCTAGGATTGATAGCTCTGGAAATTTATTGGTGGGAAAAACATCTAGCATACTTGCTAATGTTGGACATGAACTTAATGCTAGTTCTTATGCCTCTCACACTAGAGATGGAGATGTTCCTTTATATATTAACAGAAAAACATCTTTTGGAACATTGTTAGAATTTAGAAAAGATAATACTGCTCAAGGTGTTATTGGTTCAAATGGTAATTTCTTTATTGCAGATAATAGTGGTTATGGTCTTAGTTTTGATGCTGGTAGTGGAATTATTTATCCTTGCAACAGTTCAGGTACAGTTCAAAATAATGTTGTTGATTTAGGTCATTCTTCTTACAAATGGAAAGACTTACATTTAGGTGGTGGTGTTTATCTTGGTGGAAACAAATTAGACGATTACGAAGAAGGAACTTGGACACCTACTTATTCTGATGGCTCAAACAATAGTAATGCCACAGTAGGTATGGTAGGAAACTATACTAAAATTGGTCAATTTGTTTCTGTATGTGGAAGAATATATCAAAACAATTCTGATAATAATGGATTAACTGATGGTAATGCTTTAAGTATAGGTGGTTTACCTTTTACATCAACTTCACATTCTAATTTTAGTACTTCTGGAAGTGTTTCTACTAGAGGAAGTGCAAGTAGTGTTACCTTACCAACTCACAGACCAACAAAATTGCAATTACTAAGTAATACGAATTTAGCACAAGTTCAATATTTTAGTGGTGGTACAACAGGCGAAATAAGTATGCTTTGCTCAATGATAAAAATGAGTGGCTATAATTCATGGATGTATTTTCAAATAAGTTACGAAACAGATGCTTAATTTTAACAACAACACACAAGGAGACAACACATGGCAATAACTAAACACACCCAAATCGGAAAGATTGAGGTAGTTGGAAAATACAAATCAGTTCAAGTAAGAACAGATACTGTAATTATGGAAGATGCTGAAGAATTATCAAGAAAGTATCATAGACATTCTTTAATGCCAGATGCAGACATATCTAATGAAACTACAGAAGTTCAAGGTGTATGTAACGCAGTCTGGACACAAGATGTTAAAGATGCTTATGCAACTTTTAAAGCTAGTCAAGAAGACAATATATAATAATAATAATATAAAGGAAATAAATGTTTACAATAGACGAAAAACAATATGATGAAACTAAATTATCTGATGAAGGTAAAGTAGCTTTTCAAAATCTACAAGTAATTAATCAAGACTCAACTCAATTAAAAGTTAAATTGAATCACAATGAAGTTTTAATAAAACACTATATAGATATTTTAAAAAATCATCTACCTGAAGAAGAAGTAAAAGAAGATACTAAGGAAGAAGTTAAAGAAGCTAAGAAATAATTATAGGTATAAAATATGAGTGAAGTTAAAGTAAATAAAGTTAGCCCTCGAAGTGGAACTACTGTTACTATAGGTGATAGTGGTGACACAATTAATATTGTAGGTACTCTACAAAGTAATGGCTCACCTTTAGCTGGAGATATTAGCTCAGTTGTTGCAGGTACAGGTTTATCTGGTGGTGCAACTTCTGGTG